CGCGAGGTGCAGTATCGTCCGCTGCCGCGCCATGCGGTTCGGGCTGCGCCGCCGCGTCGCCAAGCCTATAGAATGCCGCGACGCACGACGCCGCCGCTTGAGCGACTGGCCGTTTACCTGATCCTGACCGGCGTTGTCTTGATTGCGGGTCTTGCGACTGGCTACGTCTCGCGGGACACGGTGCTGGGTCTGTTTACGCGAGCGGTTAATACGGTTCAGGGCGTGGACTTCGGCGGCAAGGAGTATTTGCTGGAGTGGCGCGGCGAGCAGCTTTTGTTCCGCTCCGTGACTGGCTGCGTGCCGACGTTCTATGCGGTGAATGAGAACCGTGTTGTGCAGCCGCCGCCCTCGCAGTGGCCCGAAGTTCAGCGCGAGGCGCTGGCTGAGAACCTGGCTGAGGGGTGCAAGGGCAAGTTCGCGATCCGCGACCAGATCATGATCTTCGGCTACTTCGACGGCGCACAGCAGGACTGGCTGGTGCTGCATCAGCCCAAGAAGGGCGTCAACGCCCCTGACCCTGAAAATCCAAACCACTGGGTGGACGTGTGGGTGGCGGCGGACTGGATCAACTTGTCGGTTGAGAAGGCGCGCAGCACGCCAGGCATCTGGAACATGGACGCCTGGATCGGCAAGACGGTGGACCCGGCGACGACGCTGCTGATGCCTAAGGGCGCTTCGGCGCCTCAGACGACGGGCGAGCTGCCGACAGCAGCGGTGGCCCAGCCGACTCCGCTACCGACAATTGTGGCAGCTCCGGCGCCTGAGCCGCCGCCTGTCGCACAGCCCGCAGCAGCCCCTGAGCAGGGAGCTGCGCCCGTAGTGGCCCAGGAGACTGCTCCTGAGCCTACCGTCGCTCCTGGGCCGTCTGAGGAGCTTACAGAGCCTGTTCCAGGGCAGTCATTGGAAGCTACTGCGCCGCCGCCGACTGTCGCTCCTGTGAGGCCGACTAGCATGGCGACGCTGGTTCCGGCGGGTTCGATGCCGGAGCCAGTCGTCGTGCAGCGTTCGATCTACACCGCGAATAACGGTGCGACCTACTCGCCGGAGTGCGTGAAGCTCAAGGACCGCTACAAGGACAAGACCGACAGCGCGCCAATTCCGACCGGCGACTTTGTGAAGCTGACGCGCTGCCTGCTCCAGGGTACAACGAGTTAGACCACATACAGCATCGGGCACGCCAGCACCAGCGACCCCGGCGTGCCCGTCTTCACCGCCTCAACATTGAGATAATCATCGGACTCAGGGATGACCGTATCCAGGCTGGTTGCGTCGTTCCGATTCCAGGTGCCCCAGGGTCCCGACTTGGTGTCGAACGTCGTGATCGTCGTGCCGCCTCGCCACAGCTTGACGGTCCAGTAGTTCGAGGTCGCGTCTCCGCTGGACAAGTACCAGGACTGCTTCCACGACAGCAAGACGAGCTGGCGCGGGATGCCGGTTACAAATACGGACGCCGAGGATGCTATGGCATTGGGCAACACGCCGTAGGTGGTGGTCGGCAGATAGAAGCCGCCCGATTCCAGGGTCTGGAGCCGGTTGACGCGGCTCTTCAAATCAACTATGTCCCTGGTCAGCCCCCTGAGGCTATCGGCCATGTTGCGGAGAATTTGGTCAATGGTCGCCATTATTCGTCGCTCCTGAGGGCCGCGTCAATGACCTCCTCGCCGTTGTTCGAGAGGGTGACATGGACCGCGTTTACCCGGCAATCATACTGGTTGTGGTCGTCGTCTTGCGCGGTCAGCCGGTCGCCAAAGCGCCAGTCCAGGCCGTAGATCGCGCCTGGCACTGAGGCCAGCTTACCTGCGTAGGTGATCCGTGGCGCCCCAGCTCGTAATCCTCGGTTGCCTTCGTCGGTGAAGGTCTGGAGCGAGTTGCTTTCGCGCAAGTCAACAAAGCCCTCTTTGTGCGAGAAAGCCCCGCGCTGCGAGCGATCCTCGTCCTCGGCAATCACAACGGGCCGGTCGTCCTCGGCGCCGGGTCCGGCGACAAAAACATAGTTGACCTCGCCCTTGTAGTCCTCCAGGATCGAGAACGCAGTGATCGACTTTTGGGCTGGCCCGACGATCAGCGGCGACTCCGAGCCTGAGCGTCGATCCCTGCCGCGCTGATCGGTATAAACCCTGAACTCCAGCCCGACCGGCGGGTTGGTTGCGATCACATCCCAGTACAGCGGCGTGCCTGCCTGGTAGCTGGTCTCGCAAATCTCCTTGAACACTTCGTCCAGGTAGCGCCAGCCGAACTGCTTGTAAATTGTGGCGCCCTTGCCTGAGTCGCCCTCGATTGTCATCGAGATTTGCCTGAGCGCGTCAGTGGCCGAGGTGCCGAAGTTTTCCCTGGCGATGGTCAAGATCATATCGCCCGCCTGGTCGAACTTGGTGGTATACCCCAGCGTCTTGAGGTTCTGGTAGGCGACGATGTACTGGTGCGCCAGGCTGTTTGCGCTTTCGGCAGTGACCATGATGGTCTTAACGCCGTCCTCGCTGGTCGTGCGCTCAATGCTGCGGATGAACCAGACGGTTTGGGTGTCAAGGTAGAGCGGGCTGCCGCCGATCTTGCGGTACACCTGAATGATGCCGTCCGCCTCCAAGAAGCGGTAGTTGAACGTGCCCGGCAGCATCAGTTTCAGCTCCGTCACCTGGTTGACCGCCCGCGTGTAGTCCAGACTGATGATGTGGCGGCTTGACAGGCTCGCGAGCTGGACGCCCGCTCGGTTGCCGATGCGAATCTCGTAGCTGGAGGTGTGGCTGACCTTGGGCTGGAAGGACACCTTCGGCCCGGTCGCCATAATTTTGAACGACGCCGAGGCGCTGAATGATATAGTACGGCCTTCGCTCCAGAACGACGCCGAGGCGGTGAACTCCTCAGCGATCAGAGTTGAGAACGACGCCCTGGCCGTAAAGGTTGTCAGCGACTCGGACGGCTCAAACGCGGCTGAGGCGCTGAACGACGTGTCCAGGGTCGCGACAAAGCTGGCCTGGGCGGTGAACTCTTCGCTCAGTGTTGCGGCAAAGCTGACCTGGGCGGTGAACTCCGTTTCAACGGGAGTGGCGAAGCTGGCCTGAGCAGTGAACTCCTCGTCCAGGGTCGCCTGAAAGCTGGCGGCAGCCTCGAACTCACTGTCGAAGAGCACCTGGAAGCTTGCTGCGGCGGTGAACTCCTCGTCCGAGGTTGCAGCAAAGCTTGCTGAGGCTGTAAATTCCTCGTCCAGGGTTGCGACGAAACTGGCCTGAGCGGTGAACTCCTCGCCCAGCGTTGCGACGAAACTGGCCTGAGCGGTGAACTCCTCGTTCACGACTGCATGGAAACTAGCCGCAGCGGTGAAATCAGTATCAACCTCTGCGCCATCAACAAACGGCTTTACGGCCAGGGCGATCACTACCCAGTCAGTGGTTGAGCTGAGAGTCGCGTTGACCGTGGTGGAGGCGGCGGTTGCGACCTCTTTGTACTCGCCCGACACCGAGGTAATATCGCCCGCTGTGCCGATCGAGTTATTGATTGAGAGATCGGAGTAGCCGGAGCCCTTGGTGAGGGTTCGCTGACGGTGGGTGAAGTAGCCCACCGCCCAGGCGTTGTTAGTCAGCGTGGTGACATTGACGGTCGGAGCATCCGAGTCGACGCCGCCCTGGTTGGCCGAAGCGCTGGCCTCAATCGCGCCGGAGCCGTTTGTGCCGCTGGTGTCAACGCCGCTGAACCGGCTGGCCTCGGCTACGACAGCGACGGCGGTGCCGGAGAGGGTCGCGGTGATCTGTCCGGTTGAGGGGCTGGCGCCCATCGCCCGCCACACGCTCAGGCGACACTGGTTTTGGCCGTCCTGGATGTCAAGCACATTCACCCAGGTGAGGCCGTTGCCTGCGACCGAGCTAACCGAAACGGTCGCTCGCGTGGCGATTGCGACAAGCACTAGCTCGTTGGCTTGCGGAGTCCACGAAGTCAGGGAGACCGAGTTAACCGATGTCCCTGACCCCGTAACTGTCTGTTGAAGCGCAATCGCCACGGCGGCTTACCCTAGCTGAACCAGGATGCGAATATCGTGGCCCGATCCGGTGATGCTGGGCTCGCCGGTCTCTTCGTCAATGCCGAGCTTGAGGCCGCTTGGCAAGCCAACCCGGCGAGTCGTGTGCGGAGGGATGGTCGCGACCAGGCCAATGCCGTCTTCGACCCGCTCGCAGCGGATCAGCATGGTGTAGAACGAGTTATTGACCGCAATTGCGGCGACCCCGCGCATTGTCTGGTCGTTGTACTCCATTGAGAGCGTGGCGTTGCCGCCGTCCATGGAAGCGATGAGCAGTGTCTGAAATGCCATGATGCGTTACCTCGGCGGTTCTGAATTGGTCGTTACAAGGATGGAGCCGTCAGGAAAAGCGTAGTGCCACACCGCCACCTGGCCCTGACTGTCGGCCAGGCCGAATGCGTCGATGACCGGCAGCTCGGCGGTGTCCTGCACACGGTCCATGCCCTGCTGAAACGTCCGAATCCACTTCTTTACAATGCGCTGACCAGGCGCAACATCGAGTCGGATGTAGCTGCGCGGTTGATCGGGTAAAAACGGAACAAGGTGGAACTCGGCCACGTCCAGCGACCGCAGGACATTGACCGACTTTTGCGGTTCGTTGTTGATATACTCGTAGACCGCGCTCCCGTTTCTAAGGATCGCGACCCACGAGTAGTAGCCGAGCGGCCTGGAGTCTTTGTCGATGGTCATTGCCATTCCTTTGCTGTGTTGTACTGCTGTTATGTTTCGTCTACGCGGTAGGTCAAGGTCCTGGCGCTGGTCGTGCCCGCCGCTGCGCTGCTGGTTCCGCCGACCTGCATGACCACATAGTCCTGCGTGCCATATCCGGTGTCAGGGTTTGCGATCACCTCGCCGGAGTTGACCGACAATGGGCTGGCGCTGGTGTAAGTCGTGACATCGGCGCTCGAAGCGAGCTGGGCTGAGTTATCGCTTGAAGAGCCCTGGGTGTAGCTGGCGTCCTTCTTCGCGTAAGCGGTCACGCCGGTGCCCCAGGAGCTTCCATCCGAGAAAAAGCGCAGGTTCGAGACGGCGCCCACCGGGGTGGTCGTCACCTTGAGCTTGAAATGCTTGCGCCAGCTATAGTTTGTGCCCGATGTAGGGATCGGGATGTACGTTGTCGCCCCGTCCGTCGTCGGGCTGGTGTCGGCGCGGTGGAACCTGCCGCCCGCAGGCCAAGCCTCCTCAGTCGGGCTCGCGCCGTGAAACACATTTACCTCATAGGCCGCTGCCATGATGTACTCCTTCGATGTCTACTAGGCTGACGGAACGCCGCCGTCAATTGACCAGTGCTTTTCACGCCAGTTAAACCACACATCAATGTTCGCCTCTTCCCAGTTGCCCGGCGTGTACTGAAAGAAGAACTCAATCTCGTTGTCGCCAGGGACCAAAAAGAAGCCGCCCACGTCCGAGTTGGGCATCAAGTAGTCCGCCCAAACCTTGCGGCGATTGCTCGACACGCTGCCAAGCGCGGTGTTGATGACGGTGCGCTCGCCGTCGTACTGATAGTGCGACAAACTGCCCCACAAGGTCGCGCCGGTGGTCCAGTTCTTGGCGAAGAGAAAGCGGCCATAGCCGGTGACGACAATGTTTGGCTGCACCTCGGCTGACCCTTCGTTGGTCACGGTTGTGTGCACTGAATAGTTGTCAAAGCCGCCGGAGTTTGAGCCAAAGGCCGAGAACCACATCACCATGTTGTTGCGACCATCGAAGGCGACGCCGCTCCACACCGCCATTGTCGGCATCCGACTCCAGCGATTGCCGCTGTAGACGGCTGAGTGGAAGGTGAAGATGTCGTCAATTGTGCGCGGCGGCGAAGTTGTCACCGGCGAAGTGGCGCGGAACGAGGAGACGAACAAATCGTCGTTCTCTGGATCGATGTGCATATAGTCCAGATACCCGTCCGCCGTGCCAAGCCTGACCCATCCCGATCCGCTATGCGCCAGGATGTAGTGGAACGTATTGCCGACATTGGTGTAGCCAGCCGGAACCGTGGTTGTAGACCGGTAAATTGCGTAAACCGTCGCATTGTCGGCGCTTACCTTGGTGGCGAGCGCGCCGCCAGTCGTGCCGGTCGGCTGGCCGAAACTGGTCATCTCCGTCGTGTTAGTGTTGTATGAGACCAGCCCAGGCCGCGCCACGCCGCCCATGGTCGTGAAGGTGCCGTAGATCAGCACCTCGTCGCCGCTTGGTCGCAGCACGACCCCCCACGGGTTGGCGTTGAACGACGACCAGTTGCCCCAACTTCCGGTAAAGCCGTCGTTGACGGTCATGTCCGGTACGAAGATTGCGCCGCCGGTCGCACCGGCGCCCCATCCGCCGCCAGTGAAGTTGCCGACGATGAAGTGCTTGTTGTTGTTCGCCACGACCACGCCGACCGCCGCAGCATTAGGCGTCTGACTGCCCAGTCGCTGGAACGAGGAGCCGTTGTGCTTGACGACATACGGCCAGGCGTTGCCGTTCACCGTCGTGAACGCGCCGACTGCGATGACATAGCCGAGGTGGTCGAACGCAATATCGTTGACCGCCCCGCCCGCAAACGTGCCCATGCTGCTGAACGTATCCGACACCGGGTCGTACTTGGCGAATGAGGCGGTGTTTGCAACGCCGCCGCAGGACGTGAAGGCCCCGCCGAAGTACCAGCAGCCGTCTGGACCATGCTTGACGACATTGACCGCGCCGCCGGTCGGCCCGGTCCCGCCAGGGACGCTCCAGTCGCCGTTTGCATCGCGGAACATGGCGTAGGTGGTGGAGCTGAGTCCGCGACTGGGCTCATCTATGAAGCCTTTATGCTCTTGGACCTTGTACCAGTACGGGTCCGAGGCGATCACCTTGATCGGCAGCGTCTCAATCTCATACTTGCCGTCAGCGATCTCAAAGCCGGAGTCGTAGTGGCACCTGATCTCAATATCTTCGCCGCCGCTGGTGTAGCCGAGAATAAATTCCTGCTGCGGGTACACCAGGTCGGGCTTGATTGCGTCGATCAGCGCCAGGCGCTTTTGGTGCAAGTCGGCCACACTATTGCCTGCAACTGAGAAAGCCAGCGTGAAAGCGCGCTCAGTCGCCTGCTGACCCTTCCAGAACGAGCCGGGGCCGTTGCCGTAGGCGACCGAGTTGTTCTTGATCGTCGGCATTCCGGTGCCCTGCTGAGACACCAGGTAGGCGCTGTAGCTGTCCAGGTCCACCTTGCGCCCGCCTGCGCGGCTCATGCCTGAGCGCGAGCTGGCCGATATGTGCGCGCCAGCCGGTCCGCCGTGCCACTTGCAGCCCTCCTGATCGCCGTCGCAGTAGGTGGTTTCGTAGGGCAGGTTTTCGATCTGGCAGGCGTCGATGTAGAGCGCGGTGCTGCTGGTTGAGCCCGCGTTCTTGGTAATATAGAAGCGCCGCGAGGCAGTGGAAGTTTCGGTGTAGCTGACCGAGACGCGCTGCCATTCGCCGGTGCCGACAAAGGTGTCGGTCGCCAGCGCGTTGCCGCTGGTGTCGGCAATGTATATTTTGTAGGTCTCGTCCGCCTGGCCCTTGACATAGGCCGAGAAGGTGTAGTCCTCGCCGCTGGTAAGTTGAACTGTGCCGTAGTAGCACCCGCCTGCGTTCGTGGAGCCGGTCATGCACTTGATGCAGAATGCGCCGCGAAACGACTCCTCGCTGGAGCGAGCGACGCTTGCGGCAGTGCCGCTGGCGGTGTACCCGGTCGCGTTGATTTCGGCGCTGGGATTTTTGTGCAGGTTCTCAATGCCCTGCGGAAGCACAATGTAGAATTGGCCCATGAACCCCTCGTGGTCAAACGAACGTGCGATGTCGGAGGTCTATTGCTATTCTAGCCGCACTTCCGAAATGCGGGCGGCTAGGAGGCCAGCCCGCTGTACGCCTGCATGGTTGCGTAGTCGTCTACGACCGTGCTGGTGGTCGCCTGGGTGTGAACGGTCATGTGCCAGTGGTGGTGCTCTTCCTTCTTGATCGTTGTGACCGTGTTATTGACCACCCGCTCGGTTGCGCCCTCCAGGCTTGGCTTGGACTGCTCAACCGCGCCGACGAGCCTGCTGACCGCCTGGTCTAGGCTGCGGCTCATCACCGCCATCGCCCGGTCCACGGTCGCGTTGACTTGCGCGGTCATTTGCTGCGCGGCCACGTCGAACATCTGCTGCGTGCGGCTGCTGGTCTTCACCTCAGCGCCACGCGGCAGGTGCACAATTTCGGGGCCGTCCTCACCGACCAGCGCCATTCCGCCGGGGGCGAACATAGTTCCCATGGCGTAGCGGCCAATGTGGTCGATCCGGTCGATCGTCGGCCCGCCGACTGCGCTGGACAGCTCGTTGATTGCATCGACCGCCTCGTTCACTACGTCGATGACATCGTTGATGGCGTCGATCATCTTGTTCTTGGCAGCCCGCAAGGCGCGTTGCATAGCCTCGCCAATGCTGTCGCCCGACTGGCCGATCTTGTCGGAAACCCAGTCCCATCCCTTGCTGACCAGTCCCCTGAGCGTGCCGTCTCCTTCACCGGTGAAGAAGTTTGCGATAACGTCTTTAACCTTGCTGACCGAGTCGCTCACATTCGAGACGATTCCGCCCGCCTTATTCCAGGCATCGCTGGCGGTGTTCTTGGCGCTCTCCCAGGCTGCGCTCATAGCGTCCCTGGCGGCGTTGACCATCTCGGTCACTTTGTCTTTGAGCGCGGTGGCGGCGCTGACAACGGCGTCTTTCAGACCGTTCCAGAGGTCGGTCGCCTTAGCCTTAAGCTCGGTCCACTTTTCGATCGCCCACTTAACCCAGGCGGTGATCTTGTTGGTCAGCCAGTCGATCTTCTCCTGGACCAAGGCTTTCAGGTCCAGGACGAACTGCGTCCAGAGCTGCATGGCCTGGGCTTTGTGGAAGTCCCACTTCTCAAGCAGCCAGTTGACCCAGGCGACCGCCTGGTCCTGGACCCAAATAAATACGCCAATGACCAGCTCCAGGCCGAGCCGTAGACCCTCAACAATGAATGTTCCCATGTCCTGGAACAGCTTGGACGGCGAGGCGATGCCAAGGAAGGTCTTGATCCAGGTGATGAACCCGGTCCACCACTCGTTCAGGCGGTCGGCCAGCCACGGCCAGGCGTCCCTGATGCCGTTCCACAGCCCCTCGATCAGCATTCTCCCGGCGTCGATCATGCCCCATACAAAACCTGCGATCAGGCCAGCAATGCCGGAGAAGATACTGATGAACAGTCCGACGACGATGTTCAGGCCGGTCCAGACCAGCTTGCCGATCACCACCAGGGCGTTCCAAATGACTGCGGCGACGCCCGCCAGCAGCAGCAGCAGGTACTGCGGCACGTTCACAATCACGGCGATCAGCAAGTTGGACACGAATGCCAGCGCCTGCATGACCAGGCGTCCCAGGCCGAGCGCCAGGCCGAAGACAATCGCGGGCAGCGCCTGAGCGATGCTGTTGACCGTGTTCAGAATAAGGTTTAGCGCCGCCTGGAGCAGGCGTGGCACGTTCACGATGATCAGCGTCAACAGGTTTGGAATGGCCGAGGAGATCAGCCAGATTCCCAGCCGCTGGAGCAGGCTCAGAATGATCCTGGTCAGCTCGGTCAGGATGATTGGGCCATACGTGCCGATCCAGACCAGCGCCTTGCCGATCAGCGGCGGCAGGTACTCGGCCAGCCAGTTGACCACATTGGCGAGCATATTGACCAGGTGCGGCAGTCCGGTCTGTAAAATCCAGTTGCCCGCCATGATCACAAAGTCCAGCAGCTTGTTCAGGCCGACTTCCAGCGCTGGCAGGATGCGCGGTCCAAGCCAGGCCATGGCCGTGGCGATCAGGTCGCCAAGCTTGGACAGCAGCGGTGAGACCATGCCGCTGATCCACTCAAAGATGCCGCCGCCCGCCGTCTTGGCCGAGGAGAACCACTTGGGCGCCTCGGTCACAAGGTAGGAGATCGCCTGGCCCGCCAAAGCGCCCAGCTTGCCGATTACAATCGGTATCATGCCCTGGACCCAGGCGATTGCCAGCGGAACCCACTCGGCCAGCTTGCCCTTGAGCCAGGTCCAGGCGCTGGACAGTGCGTTCAGCGCCCACGGCAGGCCCGTACCGATCAGCCAGTTCCAGGCGCCCTGGAGCACTGCGGTAATCGCTCCGATGATCTTCTGCATATCCTCGGAGTTGACAAAGCCCAGCACGCCCTTCCAGATCGAAGCGAAGATGTCCTGAATGAGCGAGCCGAGCGCAGGCAGCGCATTAAGCAGCGCCTTGAACCCGGCGACGATCCCGCCCTCCTGAAACACCGCGACGATCCGCGAGATGATTGCAACGATCAGCTCCAGCTTGGGTCCAATGATATTCCAGACGGTCTGAACGATCTGTTGAATGCCGCCGAAGTTGGTCGCCCAAATTGCGCCCAGGGCGGCGGCGGCGATCATGATCAGCCCCATTGGGCTCAGGACAAACGCAATAGCCGAGCCGAGCGCTGCAAACAATGGGGCCAGTCGCATGATCAGCAGGCCAAGCTGGAGCCAGCCTTGGTGCGCTGCAATGACGGTGAGAACGCCTGCCAGCGCGCCCAGGACGGCGCGGTTCTGGTCCAGGAAGCTTGTGAACCGGTTGATCGGGTTCATAGCGCTCTGGACATTGCTTTTGAAGATGTTTACGCGTGCGTTCACCTTGTCAAAGAACTCGGAGAAGCGCGTCCCCAGGGTTTTAAGCGGCGTAGTAGCAGCGTCGATCTCGGTCTTGAGGCTGTCCAGCGGGTTGCCCTTGAACAGGCTGCCCGGCTTGGGAGCGTCGGCCTTGCCCTTGCCTGCGCCCGCCCTGGCCTTCGATGCAGCGGCATTCGCCTCCTGCTGCTCTAGCGAGGTCAGCTTGGCAAGCGTGTCGTAGTACTCTTCGGTGCCTTCCTGGAGGCCGCCCAGTTTCTCGCGGTAGTAGTCGATTTTCTCGGCGCGGTCCATACCGGCGAGCATCGCCTGTTCTTCTTTGCCGAACAGCCGATCCTCAGCCTTGCCTTGCGCTTCGAGCGCCTTTTCTAGTTGCTGCTTGCGCTTAATGTACTCTTCCGAAGTCGGGTCAAGCGAGGCCAGGCGCTCTTCGAGCATCTGCACCTTGTCGGCCTCGTCAGCCAATGCCAGGGCATGGTCGAACGCCTTCTCGCTGGCGCGAGCAGTTTGATTGGCCTCGTCTTCGCGAGCCTTGGTTACTTTGTCTTCCTGGGCGGCAATGCGTTTGCGGAGGTCCAGATACTCTTTGGACCCCTCGGCGTAGCGCGACTGCCACTCCTGGAGGATTTGAAGCTTCTCCTCTTCGGTCTCAGCCTCGGCAAGGCGGGCCTCGAACTCAGCCCTGGCGCGCTGCTCCTCTTCCCTAGCAGCCTTGTCGGCTGAGGCGTCCTTCTTGCCCTTCTTGCCTTCCTTCTCGGCCTCTTCCTTTTCCTTCTGCTCCTCAACGAGTGCGATCTGCTCGCGAATAAGCGCGTTTTGCTCGCGCTGCGCGGCGATCATGTCCTGGCGGAAGGTATACTCAGCCTCGGCCTGCGTCAGGGCTTCCTCAGCCGCCTTGATCTTCTCCTCGCCCGCCTTGATCTCAACGTCGCGCTGCTCTTCGATCGCGGCGATCTGGCGCTCAGTCTCAATCGCGTCGATCTGCGCCTGGAGGTTGTCCTTGTCCATCGACAGGCCGGGGACGTTCTGGAGCGTCATCAGCTCCTTGAGGTACTTGAGTTCCTTGTCCTGCTGCTTCTTCGCGCCGACGTTCTGAATCTTGTTCAGCTTGTCGTACAGCGGGTTAAGCTGTGCGTCGTACTTCTTGGTCGTCGCATTGAGCGACTCCTGGGCGGCTTGCAGCGCCTTGGTCGCGGTTTGGGTCTTGAGCATCGCCCGTGCGAACTGCTCAAAGTCTTCCCCGACTGGACCGGCGGCGTCATGTATGGCGGCGAAGGTCTCGTTGGAAACCCTGCCGACGTTCTTGATCTCCTCGACCGCCTGGGCCAGCACATCGCCGGTGCCAAGCATAGCCGGGATAAGATCGAGGTCGGCCATTTGCCCGCCAGCGACAGCTTCGTCTAGGAAGTTCTTAAGCTCGCCCTGGAGGTCCTTAAACAGCGTGAAGTCGCTGACATTCCAGTCTGACTGGAGGCTGCGCTTGATCGCGCCGCCGAGCGAGTTTAACGGAGTGGCGACATCGACTTGCTTTGCGCCGTCCGCGTACATCTGGAAGGCTTCGCGGCCCCACTTCTGGATTTTGGGCAGGAACGGCGGCGGCGAGTGCGGAGCGATCCAGTCGGCAATAACCGAGGCGATCTCCATCACCGCGTCGATGACGTAGCTGGCGGCGTCGATGATGCCCTGGCCGTACTGGTTCATGAGGCCCGCGCCCCACTCATACGCCGCGTCAGCAATGTAGGCAATCTGCGAGACGCCCGCCATGATCGACGGGTAGAGGTAGTTGAAGCCTTCGATCAGCGCCGGTATCGCGGTGCCGGAGAGAAAGCCCATCGCCGCGCCAAGCACTGAGCCGAGCGCGCCGCCAATCTCGCGGATCGAGCCAATCACGGCAGGGTCGCCTACCGTGTCCACAAACTGCTGAATGTAGGGCTGAATGGCCTGGAAGGTGCCGGTGAAGAACTCGCGCAAGCTGACGGTCGTAAGGTCTTGCAGCGAATTGAGCAGGCCGTCCATGGAGCTTGAGGCGCGCAGACCCGCGCCCGCGTAGTCCTTGTCCAGGCTCTCCGCGATGGCGGCGATGGCGTCCTTGGCCGGGATCAGACCCTTTTCCTGCATCTTGACGATCTCTTCGGTGGTTTTGCCGAAGGCTTTCGCCAAAATGTCACGAACCGGCAAACCGGCCTCGGTGAGTTGCAAGAGTTCGTCGCCGGAGACCTTGCCCTTGGCCTGCATCTGGCCGAGCGCCAGGATAACCCGCTGCATACCGGCTTCGGTTTTACCGGTGGCCGAGGCCCAGTCCACCATCGTGGTGGTCAGCCGCTGGCTTTCCGCAACCGTGAAGCCCAGCGCCTTGGACATCTGGAAGGCGTTCGCCACGCCCTCCTGGGAGAACGGCGACTTGATCGCCAAATCCTGGGTCCACTTGATCAGCTCTTGGGTCTTGATGCCCGCCTGCTGGAGCGCGGCGGCGCGATCCAGGCCGGAGTTCTTTTGCTGGAGTTCGGTGGCGACCAGCTCTTTAAGACTGAGGTTCAGCCGCTCATTGGCCCTGAATGCTGTCAGAGCGGTGTTGACCATGCCCTGGGTGGACATTGCAACGCCCTGGATGGCTGTGCCAAGCACGGTTCCAATCGCGATTGTGCCGATGCCGCCGAGCTTTTGGGTCAGGTGAACAACGCCTTGCGCGGCCTTGCCGCAGGCTTGCTGGAAGCGGTTGAGGACGCCAAAGTTGTTGCCGAAGGATGCGCCAAAGCGCATGTTGATGTTGATCAGCCGTCCCTGGCTGTCATACATCTTTTTGCCAGCCGCAATCGCCTGCTCGATCTCCAGCTTCTCGATCTTGCGCTTCTCTTTAAGCGACTTGATCCGCTCTTCCTGGAGTTCGTAGGAGTTGTTGACGCGGTGCTGCTGCTCGGCCAGGCTTTTCAGACGCTGCTTGACCAGCTCAACCTGCTCGCCAGCGACCTTCTGGCCCTGGGCGAGTCCTTCGAGACGGTCTTTGGCGACCTTGGTGGAGGCTGCGGCGGTGTCTAAGGCCAGCTTGAACTGGTTGACCTTAGCCGTGGCGTCAGCGATGGTCTTGGCGTTGCCGCCCGCCTGAGCCTTAGCAAGCTGGGCTTCCGACTGCGCCAGAATGGCCTGGAGCCGCTTTTCCTCAGACTCGCGTTCCTTGACGATCGCAGTCTGGAGCTTGATCTTGTTGGTGTAAGAGTCGTGGGTCGCCATAGCAGACTGGAGCCTCATTTCCGAGGTCTTCATCTGCTGTTCTAGCCGACTCTGCTCCTGGCGATAGGTGTAGAGCCATTCGTTGGCGCGGCGCATTTCGGGCGAGGTGTCCCGAATCCAGCGCGTGTAGCGCTCGCCGGTCTTGGTAACGTTGAAGAGCCCGTCGTCCAGCTTCTTGAGGCCGGTAGCGATCGAGCCCATGCCAGGCACAAACTTCGAGGCGAAGCCTGCCGCACTGGCGCCCATGTTGGTGAACCCCTGCACGAAACGTGAGGAGTCGATTGCGAACTCAAAACTCGCAGCGCCAAGTGAACCAACGCCCATAGAAGCAGCGCCTCTCAGCTACAATGAGGCAAACATCGGCACCGCGTCTCTATGGGCGTCTCACCGGTATTATCCGTCCTAACTGTCCAACTGGGGAGCCAGTCCGATCGTCTCGTTGCAACGCCAGCACTTAATCATAAGCATGGCGTCGCGGACTGGCTTCTCGACCCAGGATTGCCGGGCGTCAAACAGGCGGGCATTGCACTTCCGGTGCCGCACCTGTTTGACGACCTCGCTTACGGGTCGGGGCTGGACGGGTTTTGTCGTTGTTGTCTCAGTTGTTCCAGCCATTGTTCTCGATTTTCCTTCATCGCCTTCGCTGCCGCGATCTGGCGCTCACGTTCGGCCTGGATTTCGCCGCTCGCTCCCTCGTACTTGGCTTCGCCTTTGAGGACCAAGGCGGTGCTCGGCTGCGACCCCTCGATGCCCTTGATGCGGCTCAACAGTTCTTTGAGCCGGTCGCCGGGCTTGGAGTTGTGCGCCACCGAGATCGCCTTGGATTCTTCCTCTGCGTCCAGTCGGCCAATGCTCTCGTTCAGCGCAAAGAAACGGCGAGCAGGCATCGCTAGGACTGCTTCTGCGGTGTAAGCAGGAAAGAAGCGGCAGAACCTAGCGACCATAAGCGCCAGGTCTATTCCCCCGCGTCGTCGGTCCCAAGCTTCTGGCCCTCGGCTTCGTCAGCCTCAATGCCCATTAGCTCCTGAATGATGTCGGTCAGGGCGGTGAGCGCCTTGAGCGGCAGCCGTCCCAGTCGGCCACGGTCGATGGTCGGGCAGGACATGACGATCAAATTGATCGCCTGGTTCATCTGCTCGGCCTCGTCGTTCGCCAGCCGCAGCTTCTCGCGACTCTTCATGATCTTGAGGTAGCTGTCCACCGTGGGCGGGTAGACTTCGTGCTGCGTGTTGTCCAAAATGACAAACTGCGATTCGGGGATAAGCTCGTCCAGGTTGATGATCTTCGCCGCCATTTGGTGCATCTCCTGTTGGTGCGTCGAATGGTCCAATGTTTTGGAGCCAGCACAGTGCTGACATGGAGCGGTGGGCCGGAGTTGAACCGGCTGTCCAGACGTACCTTTTGGGCCGTGTCTAGTATTGTGGATTTGTAGCGGCTTCCGACCGCAAACCACCGCCTGAAAAAGGAAACCCCGCCCAAGCTTGTCGCTCAGGCGGGGCGCGCTGTCCCGCATTCCTCCCAGTCAAAGCTGGTTGGCGCTAGATTGTTTCACTGGTGAAGAAAATGGTCGTCGCACCGGACTCGAACTCGGCACACCCTCCTCTTGATTAGGAGTGAGGTAAGCGGCTTGCAGGCATACGCCTGTAGTCCCGGTAGTTGCAACCCACAACTTACGCTTTGACGACCAGACCTTACCGCTCGAACTGAATGTAACCAGGCAGGGCGCTCGGATTGGTCAGGGTGTACAGACCGATGAAGGTCAATTCCAGGACCGTCTCCTTGCTCTCCGAAAGCTCGATGTTGCCAAGCTCGACATACGCCTGCGGGATAGTGGCCTTGAACGCCTTGCCATCGTTGCGGGTGATGCCGGTGACAATCACGTCCTCGACCTCGGTGATCGTGCCGATGTTGCCGCCGCCGATCTTCTCCGAGTTGGCGTCCGAGCTGGCGCCGTAGCTGCCGCAGAACAGCGAAAGCACGCTGTACTGCCACTCGGTGATCTTGCACTTGATTTTGAAATCGCCCTTGATCACCCGGCCCGTACCGGCGACCGGCCCGCGAGCCTGCGCCAGGTCAGGGTAGTATTGCTCGATCGACCACTCGACCGAAATGGCGTCCTCGGTGGCGCCGATGTCGGTGCCGTCCACGGTCAGGTATCCGCCCGTGCCATACAGAATGTTGTTGCCAGTATTGGCGCTAATGCCGCCCATGAGTACCCTCCAAAAGGTCTTGGTAGTCGCTCATGGGCGATCAACAGTATGCTGTTGTCTATAGAGATTGTAGCAGCGTTTTTGAAAAGCGGGCGTTGCTCTTGCGATTTGTTTCGCTGTGGGGTATACTTGAGCGGTGTTCAATTGTGAGAGGAGGGCGAATGTCCAACAAACACGAGAAAAACACATCGCAACAGGGCACAGGCAAGGGTGGCGGTTCGCCCAATCCTGTCAGCCCTTCGCAGGACCAGGAGGAGTTCGCTCGACTCTGCGCCAGGCAGAACATCGCCCCGTATAACGATGTGATGAAGGCGTGGAAGAACGGCGACAACGAAAGCATTCAGCGGTGGCGAAAGATGGCTGAATCTTCCAATGCCACTGCAACGCAGCGGGAGACCGATCCTTCTGGCGCCTAGTCTCCCAGCTTCCGGTAGCGAGGGAAGCGCAACGCCTCGGTGGATGACCTCACCGGGGCGTTGCTGCGTCTACTTGCTCCGGTGCAGCCCTACCCCGATCAGAATCCCCAGGACCGCCGCTGACAACGGGCCAAGAAACAGGTGGCTAGGGAAGAATGCCGAGGCGACCGCCCCGACGATCATGCCGAGGACTAGCAGGAACATAAACGCCAGGGCGCGAAACAGAATGTGTTCTTGTCCGATCATACCGCTCTCCAGACACGGCCATACCGTGTCATGCTCACAAGTTCAGTCAAAAAGTAATCCCGATACACAGGGTAGCCAAGCCGGTCAGTAAACCGCAGCATAATGCGGCTGTCGCTCGCTTGAACGACGATGCCGGTCTGTCCCGCAAAGGGCAGGCTACCCTGCGTCGGCACAGACACACGCAAGCCTTGCGGCCACACGAATGTCTGCAAACTACCTCGCGTGGGTCCACTCAGTCCAACCCATGTTTTTGCCATGGGTTGCAGCGCTGGTGGGGAAGCTCGTGCCGTACATCTTGTTCACGATGTAGGTGATGAACGTGTCATCGCCCTCCGGCGCGTACTGATTCTGGTTGAACTGCCAGGTCGCAGCCCGTTTCAGCGCCTGGTTCGACCAGTTGGGCGAGTCGTAGCCAGCGCGGCGCAACACCTCGAAGGCCACCGAGAAGCCCTGCATGGCCTCCCACACATAGTTCTCGTTCGGCGGGTTGCTCGTCACCGAACCGGCGGTGCGGCGCTGGTCGTCGGGCAGCACGCCGTCCACGTTGACGCCGCCAATGGTCGCGCCCTGCGGATTCACCCCGACCGGAGCGGACGGGTTGGCCTGCCAGGTCAGCTCGCCAAACTCGAACTTGGCGTATGCGGCGCGGTCGCCCGCGTAGCCGCGCCATACCAGGGCGGCGGCGTTCAGGTCGTTTACGTCGCCCAAATAGCGAGCGATAATGACACGGGCCGCGCCCGCGTGCGTACCCCAGTTGTTCGGGCGGTCGTTGTGGGTTGAGATGATTGAGCGACCGTCAAAGCTGCGGGTCCGAACCGCCGCCAACCAGGTGCGGAAGGCGGTCTCGCGGGAAGGGTCAAAGGACTTGAAGTTGATGATGTCCGCCGCGAGAACGTAGCCCTGGATATTGCGGCTGATCTCCAGCGACCGGCTGCTCGACTCGGTGCCGATTGCGCTCATAATCGCAGCGGCGACCTTGCTTTTCATGGCCGAGTCGTTGTTCCGCACCGCGATCAGCGCGCCCGCCAGGGTCAGCACGTCGTGGTTGCTGTTCAGATCGGACAGATTCGGGCTGCCCCATGAGCCGTTGGCTGCGTTCAGCACCTTGCTGTATGCCGCGCCGCTGTTGGGCAAGGCCAGTATCTCGGCCTGGCTGATCCAGATGCCGCTTGTGCTCGCAGGCGTTGTGACGACGGGCGGAGCGGTGGGCGCGGGCGCGGCGGTCGGCGCCGGAACAGCAGTCGGCGCAGCGGTGGGCGCGGTCGGCTGAGTCGGGGCGACTACCGCAGCCTTGCAGGCCAGCGAGGCGGTCTGCGAAGATGCGCTTGCCACCAGTGTGACCGTCAGCGTGGACGGGCATGAGACATTCAAGACATCGCCTGCGGCCATTCCGATGTTGTTGGTCGCCGCGTAGGCGGCGCCGGAACCGAGCGCTACGACGAGGGCGAGAATGCAGAGTACGATGCGTCGCATGGTGTGTTTGACCTCCTGAGTCAGTGTGTCTTAGCGGCTTGCGTGGCCGCTCCAATATGGCGAGACAAGCCGGGCTTGTCCGTATTGGCCTCTTAGTCGTAGTGTTGCTGGAGGAAGGTGTACGCTTTCTGCGTCACCTGCTCCCAGGTCCACTGCTTCGATTCGTGCGACGCCTGGTCGCCCATGGCGTGCAGCTCGTCGCGGTGGTTGTAGGCCCACCTGATCGCCTCGACCGCCGCCTCGAACGATGGCTGGGCGATCTCAGCCTTGTAGTTAAAGCTGGCGGTGAGCGAAGGCGAAGGCACGTTGTGCGGGCAGGGAATCCGCAAGTAGCTATCGGTCAGATACTCGCGCATTCCGGTGTTGTCCGCGCAAATAACCGGGAGACCGGTCGCGGCCATTTGCAGCGGCATAAGGCCGAAGCCCTCGCCGCCGGAAAGGTAGATGCCGCAGTCGCCGGAGTGCAGCCAGGACACCAGCTTGTTCATCGGCCAGGAGCCGGAGTGCAAGGTTACGTTCGCCAGCGGGTTGCCGCGCTCGTCGGAAAACAGCTTGCCGACGTTGGCGCCCATGCCGTTAAATGAGTAGACCTTGATCTCCAGCTCGGCGTCCGGCAGCCCTGCCGCGACAAACGCCTTCGCCGCCAAAAACACATTTTTGCGGCTGACCAGCGTATCGGCCCAAATGATGAACTTCATGCGCTGGCTGCGCTCGCGGCGGTCAAGGTACTCAAACGAGTGATGCTTGATGCCGTAGCCGGAGACGAATATCGGCGCAGTGACGCCCTCCTGGCGAAACAGATCGTGACAATACTGTGAGGGCGTCCAGATCAAGCCCGCGCAGTTTAGGTTGTCCGACCAGCCGGGCGGCAAGGCGGTGGCCTCGAACATAGTGTGAAACACCAGGTCGGGACGGTGATGCCGGTGGTTGCCGATCGCCCAGGCAGTGGGCGTGCAGACCGAGATCAGCGCGTCCCAGCCGGTCTCGTATGGGCTGTGTATCTTGGCGCCCAGGCGAATAAGTTCGGGCCGGTACTGAGCGGCGATGCTGCCGTAGCCATTCGCCTGATCAGCCTCCCAAGCCATCCAGCCCAGGGTCAGGTCGCGGTATGTCACGGGGTTGTCTCCTTCTGCTGCGCCTGCTCAATGTATTTTTGAGCAATGCGGGCGGTCAGGTCGTTCAGGGCGGCTTCTTCGTCTTCTTTACTGGTCTCCTGGCGCGTGCGGGCGTAGCTGTAGCCGACGAATAAGGCCAGCATAACGCCGAACATGACGCCGCAGCAGAGCGCGAACAGCACCAGGGTTACGACAACGGCTCCGCTCACGGCAGGCTCCTTTCAACAAAGTGAAGATTGAATACGGCGTAGGTGAACGACCAGCCGTCCTGAAAGTCCACCCGGTCCTGCGGGCCGCTGCGCCGGTTCGCCTTCTGGAAAATCACATCCTCGCCGCTGACGGTGATATGGACGTGGGTTTTGAAGCGAAAGAAGTTCGCCAGCGCCAAGTAGACCTCCCTGGCCTGGCTTGCGTCGGGCGCCCAGCAGTAGAACACGAAGTCTTCGCGAGTGATTGGCGTGTACTCGTCGTCCGCCCCGCCGTCGCCCAAGAAGACGATCGCCTTGCGAATGGTAAAGTCGTCAGGCAGTCCCGGCGGGCCGTAGATGTGTACGCCGTCCGCGTCAGTGACGACGCCCGCAAGCGTTGCATCGGATGTGAGCAGGACATACAGCGCTTCTGCGGTGTCAATCATTCCTGGCCTCCCTTGTTGCCCTGAATACGCCTTCGCAGCTCGTCAATATCGGACTGAATTGCATCCTCGATGTTCTTCGGCTCCTTCGGCTTTTGCGATGTCGTCTGCGCGGGCGCCTGGGGCTTCTTATCGGCTGGCTTCTTGAGCTTATTGGTCTCGACCCGGCGCTTCTTGCGCGCCAGCGCCTGGGTTGCCTTGCGTGAGATGGTCAGAATCGACTTGACATACTCTTTGTGGCTGCCAATACTCTCGATCGCTTCGCTGACGGTCGCATTCAGCGCTTCGTCGTCGCCTTTATTCGCCGCCAGGATGCGGTTGAACTCCTCAGTGTCGGCAATAAACTTGGCGATTTTCCGCTCATCCATAATTACGCCAGCGCGGCGACCCTTGGTCGAGTCGGCCAGGGTTCGTTTCAGGCGGGTTCTGGCGACCGCAGCGAACTCCTTCTGCGCCTTCTCCCAGGCCGGTTTCAGCCACGGATAGCGGTAAATCTCGCCGCTCGGCCCGGTCCAGCCAATCTCAAGGTAGGCGCCCGCCTGGCTTGGCGTGTAGACGTAGCAGTGAACGAAAATACCGTCCGGCACACGCCTGATGCCCAGTTGCGAACCGAGACCGCCGCCCTTGATGCCGCGATCCTCGTACACCCAGCCGTAGTCGGTGCGGTGCGGGTGCGGACCCGGCCCTTTGTCGGCGTCCACGTTCTCAGCCGCGTACTCCTTGGCCTTGCTGCCGACCTCGGCCAGAATATCGAGCACAGCGCGAGCTGACATGCCCTGGAACTCTTTCAAGTTCATCGAGGCGGTCATGCGCTGCGAAAATTCAATCAGTTTTCCATCAACCCTGGTAGGCACTAGCCGACGCTCCTGCGAATAGTCAGCCGCATATGGTGGTTGCGGCCAGCCGGAGTCTGAATGCTCTCAATATCGAATGGTCCGGCGTCGTAAAGCTCGCCGTCCTCGTCGTAGACATCCCATATTTGCCAGTTGGCGGCGGCGTCCTGCTCCTTGAGGCCGCTCGGCACCTCCTGGGCGGGCAGGTACAACACGTAGTAGGCAGTGTTCTCCGCCGCCTTGCCCTGGGTGCTCTGCTCCTGCATGGTCTGCGGGCGGCACAGGCACTGGTCAATTGCGTAGGTCTCTTCGGCGTCCATGCGACCGCCCGCCAGAATAGGCACGCTCTTATGGCCGTAGCTGCCGCTCGTGCTTACCGCCCGCCGCTCACCCTTAATCAGCGTGCAGGTGTGGATCATCAACTTGTCGAAGTTAAAGTCCTGGTTCATGTCACCACTTCACGTTGCTGTGAATCGTCGTGCGCTTGAAGCGCGCCAGAATGCCCGCCACCTCGTTCGGCGGACCGTTCTTGAGGTAGTCCAGCGCCGCCGAGTACGAGACCGAGTAGTCGCCAATGCTGGTGCTCTTAACGCCCGCGTTCTTAGTCGCCTGAATGAGGTAGCTGATCCAGGCGTTGCAGGCCAGCGCGATCGAGGTCGGCGTGTTGCCGTCCGAGTCTAAAAAGCCCCACACGCCAGTTACTTGAATTGCCGCCTGGTCGGTCCTGACCCAGCGGAAGCCGTAGCCGTAGTGCTTGTTGGTCACAATCCAGCGGTAGGGCGGGCCAAACAACGGGTACAGAATGTAGTATTGCGAGTCCAGCGTCTCGTTGTCGCCGTGCACAATGCTGGTGAGCGAGTGCAGATCGCCGCGCAGGTGCAGCTTGAACTGCTCCTGGTAGTCGTAGGTCTGCGTCTCGGTCTTGGCGTAGAAATGCCGGTGGCAGTACCCGTCGATCTCGCGGCTGACCGGCGCAATTAGCGACGAGATCAGCGCGTCATCCTTGGTGTTCGCCGTTTTGTATTGCCGGAAAGTGCGAAACCCCGCCAGTGTTGTGTAATCGCCTACCGCCACGGTGTTACCTCAAGTCCTTCAAAGCCGCTCGGATGGCGGCTTGCGGTGTAGCACACGCTCCCGTGCAGTAGCGCAGCCCCATACGGTCGTTGCGCTCAGACACGTCACGCATCACATGCCAGGGATCGGTGTCGATCAGCAGGGTCCATTTGTTGTCTTTACTACTGTGCAGGCTGGCGAACTTGCCTTCTTTTTGCCAGTCGGCAAGCTGATCGAACAGGTCCTGGTCGTCCCAGTTGTCTGGACTAACAGCTTGTCGTGGCCGCGAGTTCATTGTGTTCATTGTCGTCCCCTCTTATGGGTGGATCACCAGTTGATTCGGGTCCAGCCAGAGCTGATAGCCCTGGGCGTTCATGTCATAGCCAAAGCCGACGATGCCGAACTCCGGCGGGGTGAAACGCGCCTTGCGGGCGACCTCGCCGCGCATGACGATGCACGAGCCAGCGCTGTCGATCGGGGTCAAAATGTCCTGCACGTCCAGGTGGTACGGCGGCTTGGGCTGGAACTGCTTGCCGTTCTTGCGAAAGCCCCAGGTGTCATAGAACAGCCCGGTCGTCGCGTGAAAGCACATGGGCGCAACTGCGTTCACCTGCCACAGATGCCGGATCAGGCTGGTCATGACATCGGGGCTCCACAGCAGATCGCTCTCGACGTAGATCACGATGTCATCGCTTGGCTGAATGCGATCGAGCGTTGCATTGCACACCCTGGAGATATTGCGCCAGCGGGTCTTGTTGTCCACCGATCCGAAGGACGGCCCGCCGTGGTTGACTTGCTCAAGGTCGTAGGAGAAGCCTTTTCCGGCAGCCGCCAGGTCCAGCAAGTCGTAGGTGTCGTCGGTCGAGTCGCCCTCGGTCAAGACGAGACGGAGCGAATGGGTGTTCTGCGGATGCAGCTTGTTGATTGCGTCCCTGAGCAAGCTGGCCTGGCGAATGTAGCGATCGACGTAGCTGCTGCTATTGCGAAAGATTGATGCCAGTACAAAGTTCATACAATGCCTCCCAGGCGACCAATAAACGACGGAACCCAGCGCGAGCTTGTGTGCCACAGCACGCCGAGCACGCCGGGGGTCGGAAGCTGGAGCAAGTGGTAGCCCCGATCGCACAAAAAGTTGGCGGCGGCGCGCACATCCGGCATCCACAGGTCGTGCATGACGATTGCGGCGTCCTCGGCCAGGTGCGGCAGCAGACCTTCCACGTCACGGCGCGGCTGGCCGTCCAGGTGCCATCCATCGACAAACGCCACCTCCCACTTGGGGTGGCCGTAGGCGATCAGCGGCAAAACGCCGGGTGAGTCGGCTTCCCACAGCCGGACTCTGTCTGTAACAGAGGCGCGGTCCATGTTTCGCCAAAAGCGCTCGGAGACCTTCGGGTTTGGCCCTTCCAGCTTCCCCGCGCCCTCGCGCAGGTTGTCCACACAATCGAGCGTGCCGTCTAAGTGCCAGGCCAGGTGCGCCGAGGACCAGCCGACGTAGCTGCCGATCTCGATCGCCCGGCGCGGATCGACCGCCAGAATCAGCGCGTCCAGGATCAGCGCCTCGGTTTCGGTGCAGGTGAGCGCGCCGCCCAGCTCGGCGTCCTGAAAGAAGGTTCCGCCGATTGGGCTGGGTGAGGCGACCTCGATCAGATCAGGAAAGAAGCGCCGCAAGGATGTCCTCAAGCTGACCTCCTACCAGTCAATTTCATGCAAATTGGAGCCAGGCCAGCCAATGTCTAAGACCAGGCGCCGGTACGCCTTGAACGCCTCCAAAGCGACCTTAAGGTTGAAGCTCGAAACGCCCGCCCGATAGGTGATCGGCGCCTCGCGGACATCAGCCCCAAGCTCCAGGGCGTAGCCCAGGACCTCGATCTGCCAGCCGTGCATCTTGCACGCATACGGCAGCTCCAGCAGGGCGCGCACGAGCGCGGGATTGAAGATGCGGTAGCCGCTGGTCCAGTCCTTGATCAGCGCGCCGGTGGCCCAGTTGCACGCCAGTGCGGCGAGCTTGCTCAGGAATGGCCTGAGCCCGTGCGTCGGCGCAAACTCCCAGGGCCGCACATACTGCGCTTCGGGAACGAAGCGGCTGCCAATGATCAGATCGGGGGCGTAGGCCAGCTTCGCCATGGTCAAAATGTCACGCGGGTCGTGCGAGCCGCCTGCGTCAATTTGAATGATTTTGCGCGGGTTGTCCTCAAGCGCCCGCGCCCAGGCTTTCATGAGGCCGGGGCCGATGCCTGCGCCGCCGCCGGTTTGGCCGACCCAGTAGGCTCCGGCTTCGAGCGCTGCGAGCACAGTGTCATCACTGGAACCGTCGTCCACCAAGTAGACCCGATACCATTCGCTCCCAAACTGGGAAAATTCCTTCACCAGTGAAGCAATTGTGCGTTCTTCGTTGTAGGTTGTGATGACAACTGCTATCATTAGCGCCTCTTTGACCCCGCACGCTTGCGAATAACCTCAGCCTCGCTGACACGGCCTGGGAGCGGCGACCCTAACCCAATAGGCTTCGGGGGAGACTCTGTCTCCTGAGGCTGCTGAGGGGCCTCTACGGGCATGTTTTCAGTGGGCTCCTCAGTCTCAGCAGGCTCCTCAGGCTGGTTGTCCTCGGAGGCCGAAGCAAGCGCGGCCTCGGCGGCGCGCAGCTCACTCAGCAACGCCTCGGTCTCACCGAGCGAGACGATCAGCTCGGCCTGCTTGGGATTGTCAAACTCAACCAGCTTGGATGCGACCAGGCTCTCGGCGTACCAGCCGCCTGCGACTGTCACGACATCGCCGTAGCGGCATGTGAATGCCTGGTGGTTCGGGTCGTTAAGCCGCAGCTCCTCTACGACGACACGGACTTTAACTGCTTGGGCCATTGGTGTTCTCCTCGAAGCCCGACCGCTGCGCCAGTCTTTGCAGCGCACGCTGAAACATGCGTCGGGGCGTCGTCTTGCTGTTCTCCCACCCGCTGATTGTCGCGTCCCTGACCAGCAGCTCGTCGGCCAGTTGCGCCTGGGTCCAGCCCAAGAAGGTGCGGAGATCGCGTATGCGTTGTGCGGTCCAGGTGTTCATACCTGGATTATCCCGGCGTTCAGCGTTCGCGGGGTTTGCCGATTCGTATCGACTTGATAACAAATTAGCCCGAAGTCCAGCCAATTGCGCCACTGCTGGAGGAGAGCCGGGCGGTCTCTACCGCAATCTTCCACACCCCGCCGCCAAGGTTGATCAGCGGTGCGCTGGCCTGCACCCCGCCGCCGAGGATGCGAATGCCGCCATGGCCGAGCACGCTGGCGTTGGCGGTGATCATGCGGGCGTCGTAGTCGAGTCCGCCATAGCGGTTGACTGAGCAATTTTCCAAACTCAGGGTTGCGGCAGTACCAAGCCAGAACAGAATGCCATCCTCGGAGCTGTAGGAGGCGATGTTGACGCCATCGAGCTTGGCGCCTGCCGCGAACGACGCCGCATTGCTGCCCAGGCTGAGGAAGCGTTTGCCGGTCTCGTAGCGCCCGCCGGAGATCAGGTTGTAGCCGCCTGCGTAGAAGTCGAAGTCCAGCGCAGTGCTGGTTGAGACCAGGCCGTAAAACGACATCGATCCGCCGCCGTGCTGCGCGCCGCCGACCGGATTGCGATTGGAGAAGATTGTTGCGATATTGACTGCGCCGCCGCCGTGCCAGGTCCAGGCGAGGTTGTTTCGCCTAAGACCCTGCCAGCCGATGTCGCCGTAGGAGCGCGACAGGCCGCGCACCATGCAGTTGTCAAAGACGAGCGCGCTGACATCGCCGTAGAGGTTGCCGCCTACTGAGCCGCGCCAGCCGACCCCGCCGCCGCCCCACCCAAAGTTGATCTGGCAGTTCTGCCACAGCAGGCCGCTGGTGCTCGGTGAGCTGTCGGGCGTGTCAAGGTCTACGCCGACGATGTTGGCGCCGTTGTTTGCGTCCAGGTGCAAGCCGCGTATGACGCTATTCTTCCAGCCGCGAGCGTACAGCATCGCCTGGCCTGCTGCGCCGCCCCAAATGAGGCGCACGTTGTCAGCGAAGAGGTTCAGGCGATGCTGGCTGCCGCTCGCGGGAACGGCGAACAGGGTTTCGTCAATCACATACACGCCTGGCTCAATCGTGAGCGGGGCGTTGGCTGCAATAGCGTCGGTGAGTTTTTGCTGGAGAAATGCCGTCGCTGCGTTCACAGACCGTCCTACCACACAAAGATGCGAACTGTCCCTGGGGCGCCATTGCCGCCCGCGCCGGAGCTGTTGCCGTTGACGCTGGCCGCGCCGCCGCCGCCGCCGCCGCCGTAGTTCGAGCCATTGCCGCCATTGCCGCCTGCACCCGTTCCAGCCCCGCCGCCTGCCCCGCCGCTGCCGAGCCTGTTGCTGGCCGAGGAGGAGGTTGTTCCATTGCCGCCTGCCGTACCCGCCGAGCCGCCGGTCGCCGCCGTGCCATTGCCTGCGAAGGCTCGTGCCCCGGTGCCGCCAAAGCCGCCGTCCCGCGCCACGTTCGCCGTATCAAGCCCGCCGCCTGCTCCAGCGCCGCCAGGGGCCATGTTCGCCCCGCCGCCGCTGGCTGCCTGCGCGCTGGTCGATGAAGCCGCCCCGCCGCCGCCCGCAAAGGTCAGGCCGTTGGTCGGAACCGAGCCAGCCGCGCCCGCCGAGGCGGTGCCACCGCCGCCAGCATTGCCGCCTGACGCGGTTGCGAGCGTGTTTGCGCCTGCGGCGACCGAGGATGCGCCGCCCGCTGTGCCAGCCGCGCCGTCTGTGCTGTCGGTGGCGACGGCTGCGCCGCCGCTTCCGGCTGCGCCGACCGTAATGGTCAGCGATGTTCCGCCGCCGCCGAGTTCAGCAGCGGTGTAGGTGACATCGGTGCAGCATCCGCCTGCGCCGCCGCCGCCGCCAAAGCGCGCCGAACCGGCTGCGCCCCGGCGACCCGATCCGCCGCCGCCGCCGCCGCCAACCGCAATGAGGCGCACCATGGTCGCCCAGGCGGGAATGACAAAGCTGTCGCTTGAGGTGAAATCAGTGACTTTCGGCTTAAGCGGCGTATTGATCTGAAATCCCATTTACGACCTCCCCAGGAAGTTCAAGGTCGCCGTGCCGCTGACGGTTTTGGCGTAAAGGGTTGCCAGGTCGGCCACCGGAATGACAATGCTGTCGCGAGGGGCGAGCTGGATCACCTGGGCGGTTGAGTCGCCAATCAGGATGTCCACTGTGTTGTCGGGGTCGTTTTGCACAATCACTTCGCTGACCGCCTGCGAGGTGGAAATGGCGGCTGCGGTCGTAGTAAGCGACTTTGTGCCGGGAAACAAGGAATCACTGGTCCCGGCGCTGCCGCCGTGGATCACGACTTCGGGTCGATGCCCGTCCGTGATTGTGGCGTCCACGTTGACGATCGGGGACGTGCTATTGCCGAATTTTTGGGTTGTCATTGCTGTTCCTATACAAAAGGGGCGGGACTAAGCCCGCCCCCTCATAGCCTGCTTATGTGCCAGGACTAGCCGTCCACGATCACAATCTCGGCCTTGTCGCTGCCGTAGGTCGGCGGCAACTGGCGCGAGCGCCAACCCAGGAAGAACACCGCCAGGGTCGTCTCGCTGCCGCCGGTGGCGCCAAGCGTGATCGCCACATGGTCGAAGTCGTTGGCGATGTCCAGCTTGGACCGCTCAACCTCGATCATCGCCCACTTGTTATCGTTCGAGCCAGCCAGCACGGTGCCGGTGATCGCGGCGCCGGTGATGTTCTTCGAGCCCGTGCCCGCAGCCGCCGTGGCCTGGACAACCTGCGCCGTGACGGCGGTGTCGTCGGTCGGGCCGACCGCGATCAGGAACGCAAAGCGCTCGTAGCTCTCGACGCTGATGTACGAGGACGGAAACGTCCCATCGGCCAGGGCGTCGATCACCTTGATCTGCTGAATGAAGACGTTCTCGCTGAAACGTCGCATCTGATGGTTCATTGGTCGATTCTCCTTGTGGGGCTGCCTCGGCCTGGCGACCAAACCAGGCGAGGGGACTCCCCGTTATTGATGCGAGAGGGGCCACTGCGACCCCTCTCTGTTAGGTCAAAGGAACGGTGGACTACGCAGCAACCTTCTGCGCCGTCAGACGCCACTGCTCCAGCGGCTGTCCGCCGAGGCGCCGTCGCATGACGTAGTAGATCAGGTTCTGGCGAGCCGTTTGGCTGTCCAGATAGCGCTCCACGGTCATGCCCAGCCGGTCCACAATCGTGTAGGCCGAGAGATCACCGAAGAGGATCGGGAAGGCGTTGGCAGCCACATCGGGCATGTCCTCGTCCTCCAGCACCGGGTAGCCCAGGAGCTGGTGCCCGATCGGGTTGTGCTCGCCCAGGCTGCCGCCCACCTGCGCGTAGGGGGTCAGCAGGTAGTTGTTGTTGGCGTCCTTCATCAAGGCGATCGCCTGCAACGTGGACTTGTTCATCAACCACACCGAGTTCTGCTGGCGGTACTGCGCCGGAACCGCGAACGGAACCTTGATCAGGCCGTCCCAGGTCAGGCTGCTGCCCGCGCCGGAGTTGACTTCGGTGTAGCTCTGGCTGTTGGCCGCGCCGGGCAGAAGACCCAGCGGCTTGCCAACGCCGTTGCCGAGGATGAACTGGCGATCCTCGTCAATCGCAGCCGCCTCAGCGAGCTTGCGGGCCAAATAGCCCTCAATGTCGAAGGCGCTGTCCTCGATCAGGTTGCGGGACAACGGCGTCTCGGCCATGGCCGTGTGAACGCTGATGCCGCGCAGACCGAAGGTCACATAGTTTTCAGCAATGCTGCCCACGGTCGGGGTCTCGTCAACCCAGGTCACGCGCACAGGCGAGGTGTACTTGCCCGACGCGCCGGTGGCCTCCGGCAGCTCAACCCGGTCACGGCTGGTGCTCATGACCGAAGCGCGCTGGCGGATAACGGTCAGACCAGCCATGCGCTCAAGCAGCCGCATCTGGAAATCGACCGGGACCATGAAGCCGCCCAGGGTGTCGGCAGCCTCAACCATCGTCGTGCGGAAGGTGGCGATGTCCTCAACGCCCTGGTTCAGCGCCATTTTCACGGCGGCAGGCGTGAAGACCAGCTCGGACAGGCGGGCGCGATGCTCGCTGTTCAGAGCCTCGATGCCGCCCCGAATGTAGCGGCGGAACGCAGCCTTCTGCGCCCAGTAGGCGCTCTCGTGGTCGTTGCCATGCAGTTCGGTCAGAATCTGCTTGACCATGGACGGCGTGTCACCGAACCGCGCCGCATAGGCGGCCTGGCGGGTGCTGGCGTCCAGACCGGCCACGGTCGGCTCGGTCTTCGCTACAGGCTCGCTCGACGCAACCTGCGGCACATTGCCCTCACCGGTCCCTGGCAGGGTCGGGCGCACAGGCGCATACGACTTGCTCAGTTCCTCGGTCTTCTTGGCTTCCGCAAGCATGTCGCGGATGCCCTCAGCCTCGGCGTTGGCACTTTTCAGTGCTTCCAGATTGCCCGCTGCAATCGCAGCCTTGGCATCGGCAACCGCCTTCTGGAGTCGCTCCATCAGTTCCATTGTTGTCTTACTCCGATGTGTCGATGAGAGAGATTTCGAGTTCCAGCAGACGAAGCCTCTGCTCCTCAGCTTCTATGTCAGCGGTCTTGACATCCGGCTGCGCTTCCTCAGCGCCTGTTGCGGACCTTAGGACCTCATCCATTTGTTCAGGGAGTTCGAGACCAACATCAGCGTATAACGACTTCACTTCCGCCACGCCAAGCTCACGCATTCGCGGCTCGGCAGGCGTCGGCGTGAAGGAGCCTTCGATGATCACCCACTGCGTGATTTCGCCAGTGGCTTTGGACGCCTTGCGCGCCCCCGGCAGCGTGCCGCTGCTTGCACCGAGCGCCCGCTTGCGCGCCAGAGTTTGCACCTGCTGCGCGTAGCGGTTCGCCATGTCAAGTTGCGTCTCGGTCCACAGCCCGATCTCGTCCACTTCCATCCGGTCGATCGTGCCGATTGGGGTGAACTTCACCTGGTCGTCCATAGCGTGTTGGTACAGCGCCGGGAGCTTGCCCAGGTGGTCGAACATAGCCGTCAGACCGGCGGTGTTCTTGGTAAAGTATTCGCCGTACAGGTCGCGGTTTTTGTCGTCGCCCCACAGCACCAGATAGTTGCCTAGCCGCCCGTCCTTGATGCTCTTGACCACGCCCGACTCGCGCCGAGCAGCGTCTTGCATGATCCGCATCGGCACCGACTTGGCGACCCACTCCTGCTCAACCGACTCCCACTGATCGCGCTCGGCCAGCGTGACGCCGGTGTCGCTCACCGTGTAGGAAACCTTGTAGTAGGCCAGGCCGATCTTGGCGATGGCGTAGCCTTCGTACACGGCGACGCAGGAGGCGCACAGGTCGTGGTCGTAGTCCCAGTATTCGTCAACCGGTTTGCCCGCCTCGACCGCCTGGCGCTTGCGCTCGGCGGTGCGGAGGTCCCAAAAGGCGTCCTGCACCTCGTTGACCAGCACATTCAGCGGCACCTGCTTGATTGCCTCAAGCGCCGTTGCGTCCAGGTCAGCCGACTTGGCGTGGCCCTGACAGGCTGCGCCCATGCCAGCGGCGTGGTCATGAATCTCCTGCACCCGCTTAGAGTTGTGGCGGTTGAGGACCGCGCCCTTTTTGATGACCGA